CATTAAGTGGAGCCACAGCACCGGCTGAGTCACGAATGATAACGATTTCATCAACCTTGTATCCATGTGGAGTGGCAGTTACTGCAACGCCATCATTCTGGGTACCGCGTTCAAGAGAAACTAGAGTAGTTTCGTTTACACCAGCAACTTCTGGGAAGTTAGGAGTGATACCTGTGAGAGTGTGACCACCAAAAGAGATGGTCGCTCCAACTGCAGTAAGCTCGCTATCTTGAGAGATGTTGACAACGTTACCAATGATATCGGTAACCGTACAGTCAATCCTTACACCATCCATGAACACGCTGTATCCTACAGCTAGTCCAGCAGTAGAAGCAACATTCGTAATCTGTCTAGAACCTGCAACTATGTCACCAGTAGTAGTGAGAGTAGTACGACTAGTGTAGTCATAGCGTTCCATCTTACCGGCCATTCGACCGTTGATTTTCTGAGAGACCACTTCGTCTTCGGTGGTGGTTATGATTCGCGTTACGATTTCTTCAACTCGCTCAAGGAAGAACGATCCAGAATTCGGGAATCCATTTGCGTTAACGAGAGTAATCGAGGTGTCGCTGTCACGACTAGCCATCTGGCTCACTCTGCCATTCAAGTGGAATGAACCCTTTAAGGAACGCTTAACAACTGGTGGAGATGTTGGCATCTCAACAGTGATCTCACCTGGCGAGGTTTCCCAGGTCATAGCACGACGTGGATTCGTGTACGCAACAAACTTCTGAGGGCGAATAAACTTCACCTGGCGATCAGTTGTTTGCGTATAGACACCAGCAGTACCAAATAAGTTAGTGAATGAAAATTTATTGTTTGCTAGATCTAACTGTCTAACGATATAAGAACCGACATTACCACTCAAGTTAACAATAGCGATATCGCCAGTCATTATCTTGTCAAGTCCTGGAGATGACCCACCAGTGTGTTGAAATGAAACTGTATCGCCAACTTTGGTAACAGTCCATTGGGTGTTAGAGCCATTACCAGCATTTTCAATGAAGCCATTGAAGTGCATAGCTGTATTAGCTCGACCACCAGTAATCCGTATTGAGCCCTTAGAACCAATCGTGTTAGTAAATAGACGGATGTAGCTGTTTTTCGTTACCGAGTCAAAGTAGACCGTAGCATACGAATTCTTTGCTTGTCTATTAATAGCCGCAACAACCTCGTCAGCGCTAGCCGCGCTAATATTCGTAAACTCACTTGTTCTAAATCCGATGCGCTCAGTCGTGGTTTCATCGACATTGTATTCGAATTCCCAGTTGTTCTCTAAATTAAAGGGAGCAAACAGCTGGCTCGTGATGAACGCCGTAGTGGACTCTTTAAAGAAGAAGATGTCAAGAAGCTTATCTACGATGAGCTTAACTTGCTTTGGCTTGTAGGACAGGACAGGAATGTAATCACGAAAAGAAGTATCGTCCATACCTACGAGCTTAGGGCGAGCGATTTTGTTGTTCGCTGCCAAACGGTCGATGTACGGACGAGATGCTGTCTTAACGAAGAATTGTTGACGGACTTCAGCAACAAGTTGAGCTGTGTCCTCATCAACAGCACCAATAGCAGCAATCAACCCCGCCCAATTTGTATTGGTCTTGGAGTTGAGGTGCTTTGGAAGTAGATCGTGGATCCTGTCTATTTTAGTTCGATTATCCATCTATCGCCTCAAATGTAAAGCCTTTGTGCTGCTTGCGTTTGCCGGCCAAACATTGACTAATATTGCCAACACTTAATTGTAACTCTTTTGCGCACTGTGCCATTACTAGACCCTGCCAAACAATGCGTCCTTCTTTACTTTTAACAATAAAAGGTTTAGCTCCATGGCTCAGGGCATTTTTAATAATTGAGTTTTGGGTTACAGATTTTCCAATTTGTGGGTTAATCCAGCCTTCTACTTTTTTCTTTATTTTAACCTTTTTAGATCGATTTCTTTTTTTGCCTTTTGCGGAATCCGACATCTTTTGTCTTGATTCTTGTGACATTAAAGAATTCAACCCACCAGTTCTTAGATTGTAACCATTAGGTGCCATGGTATTTAGCATTTTAATGCAAAACTGTTCTCTATGGTTAAGTTCTTCAATAGAGCTCGCTCTCACGATAGGTTCCATTTTAAAGTTTTCTTTGCCATGTTTTTTGATTGCATGAGCAAGAGCAGTTTTACTTTTGTTAACACAATGACTATTCCACCTTTGTTTTAAGGTTCTAACAGTTTGACCGACATAGATCTTACCGTTAGTTAAATTTGTCACTTTGTAAACTATCATGCAATACCTATGGCCTCTGGGACAATTGTTGCTTTTTCATTATCTGCGATTGTGATTCGCTCTGTGCTTGGAACTGGGTTGGTAAAGGTTACCGCGCCAACACCTTTGATTGCCATAACTGCAGCAATCATTTCCGAGAGAATAACATCTTCACCGACGTTCAAACCTTGGATGTAGGTGATGATAGCCGACTTAATATTGTTCGAGATATCACCAAGGTTAACACCTTCGTTTGTTGTAACGTCCACACTAACGTTAATACGCTTAATCAGTGGAGGCAAGATCTCGATAAGACCACCAACGGCACGACGTCCTGGGAAGTTGTCCGCATCTGGCTCGTAGCCATCGATGATGCGTTGAACTCGGCGGAGAAGTCCAGTGTAGTAGAGATACCCGTCAATACCTGTAGTTACATCGGTGTTATACCCGAGCTTACCTACGTGACTGATAGTGGTAGCGTTAGCCTCTGAGAACTTGTAGCTACGGCTGCTCGGCGAAGAGTAGATAGCGCGTTTCTCAGGATTTAAGTCGTCCAGAGCAACGTTAGTTACTTGGCGAATTGTATAGAACTTGTTAGCAAGAGCTTCGGTAATGTAGAAGCCATTGACATTGACAGACATCAAGCGGTTAGCTTCTGTCACACCTGAAACGTTATTGATACGAACGAAAGGAACCTGTGTAGTTCCGGTAAAGCCAACTTCAGAGATAACGAAGTTACCAATGTTGTTGACGCTGAACCAGTTAGCATCAATGATGTTTTGGATAGAGAGCAAATCTCCAGCGACAGCAGAGTCACCTTCGAAAATGGTGATGTCATCCTGGGCAGCCAAGAACACACCAGTGTTATGTCCACTGTTCATGTCAAAGGTAACACCAGCAGCAGTAGCCGAGCTACCACCGTAGTTCCCACCAAGAACCATTTGAACCGCAGTCGCAGGATCGCCTGTGTTAAAGCTCACGACTTGGATATACAGAGACTCATCATCTTCTGCTTTCTTAACCCAGTCACCGACTTTAACGTTCTTGAAAGTACCAGCAGAGCCAAGCACCAAGTTGGAGTTTGCAGTCCAACCAGCAGAGATTCCTTTGTTATTGAAAGCTAGAACAGTATTGAGTTCTTCGCTCACTTGATCATTGATATAAACGATAGAGTTATTATCGACAGCAATAACGCGGAATCTACCGTTGTTGTTAGTGCGGAAACTGCTACCACCCAAAACCAGTTGGTCATCGAGAGCAACACCACAATCCACAAACCGTGGAGACTGACCATCAACTACAGAGATACGAGCCAAACCGTTGAAGCCAAGCTTTTCAATCTTGTAGCGCGAAGGTGTACGCGCAGCCTTGATAATAGTTGCATTCACAGAGCCTTCACTGAAGTCTGCGCCCGCGAGAGTAAAGCGGAAGCTATTCACTGAAAGAGTGGTGATTGAACTGTAGATACCATCTGGAATCATATCGCTATCACGGAGTTCGATGTTATCGCCCGTGTTAAGGAAGTGAGGATCCGAACAGGTAACGGTTACCAAGTTAGAGGCGCGGATGATGCTGACCGCAGTAACGCGAGAAGCATGAGCCAAGTTCCACTTGATTATTGGAGTAGGGCAGATTTGAACTGTCGAACTTGCACCGATAGTGGTGGCACTCATTGCGCGACCGTATGGGTTAACAACGTCGATCCAGTTAGCAACATCGTTCACTGCAATGATAGGGAAACCAGAGACTTGACCGTCACCAGTACGTAGTGATTTGTTTCCTTGTGCCCAGCCAGTTAGAGTGCCAAATGGAACAAGAAGATCGCCAGCGACAACGCTAGCAAGAGTGGCTGCACCACCATTGTGTGTCCAGCGCCAGACAGTGGTAGCTGGACGACCATAGGTCGCAGAGATATCTGTAATGGTAAACTGTGTAGCTGCCGAGAAGGCTGTAGCCTTAGGAGCATAGTTGTATTCCATTACGCCAGTAGAAACGTTGTTCACGTTAATACGGTCAGTAGTACTCAGACGATTGAGGCGTTTCACACCAGCATCGTTCTCAAAGCGAACATAATCGCCAACGTTGAAGCTGTCTGGATAAGCGGCAGTCTTGACAAGCAAGTAACTACCAGAACCATCAGTTGCAACTTCAGATTCACCGCTTGTGTAAAGCTTAACGCGGTTAGCGCTACCGCCGATTACTTCAATTGCGCCTTCAGAACCAAGTTGTTTAGACTTGATCTGGACATTCTTCCCTGCATTACTAACATCAATGTCAGAGACGATTGGAAGCTGCGACAAAGCTTTTTGAGTCAAGTGGTGATGAACGTTCTTGACAGTAGTAGGAATAAGCTTGAACAATTCACCAAGATCAGTGATCTCATCATTTGGACAAGTATTCATAGAGTAGATAGCGGAGACGTTTGCAAGCGTCATCGCTGTCTTAAGAGTAAAGTTAGGGTTCGCATTCTGGAATGACTTGACCCAGTTTTCTCCATCAAACATCGAGATGTAATCGATACTAGGAGTATGGTTGTATGCTAATGCAGTCGAGTTGCCCGCATACGTATACAAGTCATCCTTAGTGGACTTTGTGATAGTTAGTGCAGGGTTTCCAATTGGAACCAAGCGGAATACGTCAGTATCGTTCACTGTTGTGCAGATTGCAGATACTGCAGTTCCAGCAAGAGGGAAGAAAAATACGCCACCAGAGTTAACGATTGGCTCACTTGTAGGAAGTGAACCAGAAGTAACAGACACAGAAAATCCAGATGTTCCTGCAGTAGCGTTACCAGTATTACCATCGAACACAGTAGTGATAGTGATTTGTGAACCAGTAGAAGAAGCTGTGAAGCGACTATCTTGGTTGATTGTATTTGCAATCGCTGCAGCAACGATGGTGGAGCTGTTACCCGGCTGGATAGTAGCTACACGGATAGAACGCTGAGCACCATGGAAAGGCTCGATAGTGCCTTTATCTCCGACATCAAGCCAGATTGCAACAGAACCTTCATCATCATAGATGGTGAAGTATTTGCCATCAAGTGACTGGTTGTTTACACCAGTAGTCGAAGTTACAGTAAAACCAGAGGTTCCAGTAGAACCAGCAGCCAATGCACCATTTTGAACGTTAGTGATATTGAGTACTGCACCAATCGCGGTTACAGAGAACCTTCCGTCTTGGAGCAAGTATGCATAGATCTTGGAGGCCACAGTTGTAGCAGTGTCTCCAGTGAAGATCGTTGCAATTTTAATAGAGCGATCGGCTCCATGAGTTGGCTCAGGAGTTCCCGCATTATTTAGGTCGAACCAAACAGCGACAGAACCAAATGTATCGCGGATGATAAAGTACGTTCCGTTCAAAGAACCAGCAGTATCTGCAACAGCGGTTACTTGATATACGGTTGGCGAACCAAGTGTGTCTGCGATAGTAGTTACAAGAGTAGTCTCTGGTGCACCAGGTGTGGTGACCGAAGCATTCTCATTGATTACGCGAACAATGTTTCCTGCCTTAGCGAGAACACGGAATTGTCCACGGTTGTAAGTAGAGATTCCAGAAGTTGGCAAGATACTCATGATGTCGCCAACTACAACAGAGGCTAGCGAGCCGCTGCTGAATTCGTAATCATAGTGATCGCCAGAGGTAGTGATACCAGCTGGGAATTGAGTTGTTGCATCTGGGTATGGACCATATACAGAGATAAGATCGCCGTCAGAGATAGCAGTTGCACGAGCAAGTCCTGCACCAAAGTAGTACGACAACTGACTGTACGAAGGATTGTTCGCATAGACAGTGGTAGCAGCTTGACCTGGGTTAGTAGGATAGTCAATATTGAAACGCAGTTTGTTACCGTTTGGACCGTATTGGAACGAACGTACAAGCATTGCACCTTGACCAGAACCTACGCCACCAGAAGCGTACCAGTTACGAGCGCGCATCCAGATAGAGTAATCTGCAAAGTTTGTGCCGTTGATTACTGTGTCCCAAACTGTAGGACTTGCGAAGTCGACGTTTGGTTCATTATCGTAATCATTAGCAGAGAATTCTGTATTTGTAGGAATAAAACTCGCAGAAGCAGAACCAGAGTTCACGCGACCGGTACGAGCCATCTTGATGTCAACCGTCTTAACAGTTGCATCCTTATCTACTACGACAACGATACTGTCGTCAGAAGATAATTGAAGAGATCTAACAACTTGGTACTGATCACCAGCAATGTGATCAAATTCTGTGCGAGCTGTGTCTTGTTGAGTACCAACTTGGTCTCCAGCAATCAAAGCTTTAACAGAACGGATTTGACCTTTGTTATCACCCTTGGTGAAGCTGATCAAATCATCATAATCTACGTTGGCAGCAGTGAGCTGACCTGTGGCTTGAATGACTTCGCTGTATGTGCCAGAGAAAGGAGCTTGATCTGGAACCGAATCCGCAGTCAGACTACCTTTAACTTCACTAGCAATATCACGACCGAGCCATACATTTGCAACACTGGCCACTCCGCGTTTGATAAAAGAGTAGAGGCTTTTATCTGAGACTCTGTTAGCCACATGGGACGGGTTTCCTTCTTGCTCAACTTCAGTCTCCGTGAATACTTGAGCAGCAGCTCCGATAACTACTGGAACAGCGATGCTTCCACCATTTTCAGTGGCAGAAGTAATTTTGATAGAGTTCGAACGGAAGATCGAGGCTTTAACACCAAGAAGATCTTTGTTCAATGAAGCAACGATACCGTTGATCGGTTCAGCTGGTGGGTTGTTCACATAAGTGCCGCGCCAGATTTGCGGATAACCGTCAGTTACGAAAGCTTTGATATCTGTGGAATCACTAACAGTGGCAGTTTCAGCTACGATAGCATTATTCAATACTTCGATGTATGAATCTGTTCCCGCGGTGATGTGTTCACCTTTTGCAATTACTTTGTAGAGTCCGCAGTTAGCAGCACTCAACCAGCCAGCAGTTTTCTTAGTGACATAAACGAAATCGCCAGGGATTAAATTGACGAACATAGAGTTTGTGTTAGCGGTGAGGCGCATGACACTACCACCCTGATCTGTGACTGTAACAGTAGCACCAATCAAGAGATTTAAGGAGCGTTGAACACATCGTTCAGCATCAACGACCACCACGATCTCAGCAGGACGGCCAGCAGTATCGCTAGAGACGTTAAAGCTACCAGAGGTAGTGGATGTAGAGACCACGAAACCCTTAGCATCTTCGACACCCGCAGAGATAGTATCTCCAGCAACGATGTCTGTGAGGATACGGAGGTTACCCGTTTGACGGTTCAATTGGAATTGAGCACTCTGTCCTTGAGAGAAGAGAACACCATCGATGAACCATTTATTGAGATATGAACCACCAGTAACCAAGATAGACGAATCTTCGCCATCACGGTTAGAAGAGATCTTCATTGTTTGGCTAGGTGTTGCCTCTGCTGTAAGACCAGCAAACTTCTTGTTGAATGCTTCTGCCCACTGTTCAAGAGTTAGGGAAGCAAACGATGAAGCACCTTCGAAGTCACTCAGTGCGAAGCTGCGATCCTGTACTGGGGTGCCATCTACTGCGATAATGATGTTACCGGCAGCAGTGATGTTCCAAGACGAATAAATCGAAGTTGTCAGAGAAGCCTTCTTGGCTTTCTCATTAAGTTTGGTGCTGTTTTGATACAACGAGATGTAAGAGAACTCGTTGGTTGGGAACTTCAAGATCGAGTTGACATATAGAGTAGGATTGTCAGTCGACTTAAGTGGAGCGACTTGGATAATCTCAGCGTCATGAGCCACTGGATACAAGAGGATGTTAGCAGAGTTGTTATCAAAGCGGGCTTTGAACAATTCGCTAGAGTCATTGATTGCGATGATGATCTCAGCTACAGTAGCAGCAGAGATGTTCAAGAAGTGACGAGAAGCAAACTCAATAGTTTCTTCTTCGCCATCTACGATAACGCTGATAGAAGAACCATCGACAAGGGCGAATGGACCTTCAGCAACGTTAACGACCTGTGGACGAGGAATAGGATAGTTGGCAAGCTGAAGAAACTCTTCCTTGCCTTCTGCATTGTTCAAGAGACGGTCAACTGATTGACCTACGTAAGAAGGTTGGAACCCACTACCGTCATCAATGTACATAAGAGATGGATCACCGACCTTAACAGGTTCAGTGATAACCGCTGAAGCAACTTGTTTAGCGTCATCTGGATCCGAGACACCAACTACGGCACTCAAGATCGATGGAGCGGTACCGCGAGCAAGCGTAAGCGAGTACGACTTAACACGGTCACGAAGTTCTGTGTCTGTCTCAACGTCTTTACCGTTAGAGAACGAAGATGTATTCGTTACAGTGGCTCCAAGGAATGGAACTGTATCGAATTGAGTAATTGTATTGATGGTGGCGTTACCGATAGAACCTGGAACCAATGCAGTAACATCGATTCCTGTTACACGGTCTTCACCGGCAGCAAGAACAGCATCCCTTAGGATCGTATATTGGACTTCTGGATTCTGATTGTTCGCAGGGATCTTCACCACCGTACCAGCAGATATAAGACGATCTGGCTGACCCTGGGAGTCTATAACACTATCCGAAATCAAATGGTCTTTCTGTAGAGCAGAAGACAATGTGATTGCAGAATATGTTGGAAATACAGTGATAGCTGTGTAAGGGATTGGACCTTCGAAAGAGTCAGTTCCACGACCAACATAGACACTTCCTGTTGGACTCCAACCATTGGTGTTGTTTACGTATAGGGTTGTTTGTCCAGCAATAGGAGCTGGCTTAATGACGTACAAACCTGTAGTGCGCTTTGTGATTGTGCTATTGAGAATCGAGACTTGACCAGAGGCCCTGATGGATGGACGACGAGTCAAACCATAGTCGCCAGCTCTGGCATCTAGGTCGTTATTGCGGATAGCATCGATATTGAGAAGTTCAAGAACGTTAAGGATAGCGGCATTGTTCTCGAAGTCGTTGGTAGCACAAGCTTCCAAAAGCGAGAGAAGTACTGAGCCCGCATTGATATCGTTCAGTGGGGTCTCAGCCACGATCTTGCGTATCATATCGCCTAAGATCTGATTAAAGCTGCGGATAGTGATGCTCATTGTTCAACCTTATTACTCTTTGCCCTGTTTAAGCTGGCAGGTAAATATTGTAAGTTCCAAGCTACATGCAGCCCACAGACTATTTTACTCTTTAAAGGGATAACATGATCAACTTCGTGATCTTTTGGGCACTTTAAATAGAAGTCTTTAATATCTTGCTTTTGCTGCTCAGATAACCAAGGTGGGGTGGCCTGGGCTTTGCGAGCTCTTCGATTGGCTTCATGAAAGCGTCGCTTGGCCAGATACTCAGGATCACCTTGTTTACTTTGATGGTATTGACGATCTAGTTCTTGCTTGCGCTCAACATTGGCGAGTTTCCAAGCCTTCATTTGTTCATGGATTTTATCTTGATTTTCTTGACGATATGTTTTGGATTTTTCGGTCTTGCGAAACTTAGCTGCGGCTAAAGCCATTCGCTCAGGGTTGCGAGCTTGCCAGTTTGCATCTTTGCAGAGAGCTGAGCAGAATTTTGCGAGCTTGTGTTTATGTTCTATCGATGTGGAACACTCTAAACAGGTTCGCATTGGGTTCCTTAGTATGTTACTGTAAAGCTGATTGGAATGCTCTGCGAACCGCCGGCCAACTTGACCACTAAACTGATTGAAACACCTACTGGAGCATTTGGATCTGCGCCCACTAACGTATCAACGTTTATACTCTCTACTCTATCAAATCTTGAGTCGGCTTCGATCTGACCATTGATAGATTCTACTAATAAAGCCTTAGTTCCATCAAGGTCATTGTTCCTATTTCCTAGGATGTTGACAAGGCCAAAATCTGGATGATAGCGAAGTGAACCAAGCTCTGTAATCAACTTGAGCTTTACTGCTTGCATCGCATTCTCTAAACCATAGCTCAACTTGAGGTCACCATTGGTTCCAAAGTTCAGTTCACCATTGTCATCGATAGCGAGATCGATCTTTGCTCGGCGTTCAGACTCTGGGCTCTTTGCCAAGAACCATGGGACATCATCCCTACGTGAATCATCAAGTGGATCCGTAGAAGGAATAAGCACGTAGAAAGAGCTATTCACCGTGTTTGGCTTATAAACCCGTAAATGAGCTCCTTCGGCCACTTTGTATTTATCGAGATCGTTCGTTCCATCTACTTCGATGATGATTTCACCGGAAACAGGGATCTGACGAATGTTAGTGATCACTCGTTGCTCAGGGAACACCTGGATATTGGATTGTAAGAAAATCACTTGGTTAATATAGAACTTATCAATGTTGAGATTACCGTTAACATCAACATCATCTAAGTTGAGCTGATTGCCATTACCGTTAGAGAGCAATGACAGGGGTACCCCCACCTCATCTACATAAGGAGGTTTTAGACCGTTGGCAATTGCAATGTCGATCCACTTATTAGGATCACCAAGATAACGAGCAGCAAGTGATTGGAGACTTTCGCCATAGTTCAATTTGACAAGTCGACCAGAGGCATAGCTACCGATTTCGACATCTGGGTTATTAGCATTAGCACGAGCTAAAGCAAATGGATCCAGAGCCGCATCTACAGCGAATAAGTTAGCCAAAATGAAGTCAACAGTTTTGATACCATTCTGGATAGTGAGAATAGTGTTGATATCTACGATGGTGGCATTCAGCTGAGCTGGAGTACCACTCTTTCCTATGGCAGCATTATAGCTAGGGTCACCAAGGCCCACTGTATCCGTATATGAATCTCGATAATCAATCAGGTCTTTCTTAATATCCAAGAAATTGTTCTTAGAGTAGTTAGCGACCTGAGTAACCTTAGTTGTAATGATTCGCTCTTCTTCGTTAGTGAGAGGAATCGAGCGGATAGAGAGATTGTCGAAGACCGCATAGAATTTATGCAGAGTCATTCGGTCCGAAAATGGGTTTAATTTCTTTGCAGAGTTTCTCTGCGAGTCGATAAAAGTCGAGAAAGCCCAGATCTGTTCATTTAAGAAGTCTGGGTTCTCTGTTTTAGCCGCTTCCAGTAACAACTTTGGCTTAATGAATTGCCAGTTGTCACGGATATACACCCACCGAAGAGGAATGATCTCTGGGATGTCCGCTAGAACTAATTGATCACCTGAGCGGGTCTTGAGCCAAAGGTTTAGGTTGGCAATACCTTTGTACGCTACATCTACTACTGCCATGTTATCTTCCTAACACTTTGATTCCAGCTACAGCAGATCCAATTACGGATTTGACATCGCTAGAGAGTTTCTTGATGTCACCCAACAATGAAGAAGAATCTACACCATCGAGGCCAAGTTCCTTAAGACGATTAGTTAGGTCGCCATCAGTGACTTGGTCACCTACGCTACGTAGATTATACGCACGCATGGTGATTTGATAGTTGTACAGCATTGGATTGTCAGCAGAGCGTGTAAGCACGAACTGACGAATCGCTACACTATACTCATTGTTGTCCTTGTAATTGAAGAACGTCAATGGGTGCTTAGTGCGCTTATCGACTCCAGCTCCACCAGCTGCATCTTGCTTGTACTTAAGGAAGAAGCGATAGAAGTTATGGAAAGCCATATAACCAGATTGTTCTGTATATACGCCAGTCTTTGGCTTAGGTTGACCGTTAACAATGTCAGAGGCTTTGGTCAAGATCTGGTTAGCAATTCCAAGGGTCTTCGAGAAGAAGCCACCGAGTTGAACTGAACCATCAATCTTGTAAGCAGAACGACCTTGACTACGGACAATTGAATCCGCCGCTGCAGCAGCTGCGTTTCCACTACTGAACTCTGATACATACTTAGGCGCAATACCTGTGGTTCCAGAGATAGTGATGTCGTAGTAACGAATCTCTGAATGTTCTTCGACAGTGCCGTAAAGAGTAGGAATAACATTGGTAGCAAACTGAGTTGTGATGTTCAGGTTACTTGGTGCAATAGGGAGAAAGAAGACAGATTGCTTTCCATCTCGCATGGTGAGCTTAAAGCCATACGGCTTAGCAGTATACCAGTTAGATGGGATAGTGTTATATCCCTCACCGACTATTGCTTTTGCTCCAGGCAATATGCCGCCGAGCCCGGATGCTGGACTTGGCTTAGGACCACTGATTCTATCTATGATGGATGAAAAGCTCATAACTTCATTATATAGCAATGGAAATTAAGTTACAGACTACCTTTAATCTGTTCTAACTTCGATTTAATAGCTAAAATCTGAGGCCACTCGGGAGTAGCCATCAGTGGAGTACATGGACCAACTGGCGAAATAGGTTTGACTTTCCCCATCTCTTCAATCAGCTTCAAAAGTTGTTCAAATAGTTCAATGCCATCAGTACCGATAGCAATCTTAGGTGATTTGATCTTGACAGTTCCATCAGCGGCTACGCTAAAATCCTTAGTGGTTGCAGTGATTTTTTCTGTAGCAGTGACAGTGAGAGACTTGGAGGTCGAAGTGATTGACTCTTCTTTCTTATTCAAAGAGACAACAACCTTTCCTACTGTCAAGGTCATTATGCCAGTGGCTTTGTCCATCTTAATGGATTGAGGATCTTCCGCAGAAGCATCATTCAATTCCCAGCCGCCAGTCTTATCGAATTTCATAAAGGTACCACCAATTTTCTCATCATATTGAGGAGCTGGTAGTTGGCCTGCTGGCGCAGACAAAAGAGAAGATAGGTTTGTAGGTTGACCTTTGAAAGTCAACTTGTATTCACCATCTTTATTGATATCGATGTCGATACCGTTGAATTCACTCTTGTGTTGAGGACCATCTTCAATTTTAAGAGTTGGTTTCCTTGATGGGTGCGTCAAGAATCCCATGATAATCCCGTCTCGAGTCTCACCGCCAATGTAAGCGATTAAGACGACATCGCCAGCTCTTGCCTCATAGCCAGTGCGATCTGGAGCCATCTCAGAGTAGTTGTATCCTCTGTGAATAGTATCCTCATAATTGAAAGCACCGCCAGCCTTACGAAGAAGGCGACAGCTAGCTTCCACTACATCTGTCTTATCTTTGACTTCAACATGATAACGATAATCATTATTTTTGTCTTGATAGACTTTTTTGATAATGCCCACCCGCATAACAGCATCACGTTTTTCTAGTGAACTGTTATCGTAAGGATTCATCCAAATGGAACTATCCTTGACTATGCTGGAGGGATCGTAATTCATTCAGCACCTAAATTTGGATCTTGCTTAGTTGAAGTAGCAACGATATTTTTACTGTTAGCTGGTTCACCTGAGTTGAATACAGAGGCCTTAGCATCCAGCATTCCGTTACCAACTACAGCACGAGATTCATTAACAAGGATACCGCGAACGAACTGGATCGTGGTCAAGTACTGACGACTGCCGTCTCCGTTAACAGAGAATGAATGGGACACACTCTCGACATGAGCCAAGATGTTTACACTCTTCTTCAAGTCCATCTGAGCCTTGTTGATATTTGGAGTAGCGGCAATGACCTCTGAACTAAACATGATGTTTTCGCCCACGCCAATGTAGTTACTTTGACCAATAATATTGATGGTGCCGTTAAGCATCTTATGTGTATCGAAATACCAGTCTTTAACTGCGTTACTCCAGTTGGCCATTTGTTTCCAGTCAACCTTAGCAGCATTGATAGTTCCCTTTGGAAACTGCTTAGTTGGGAGAATCAAAGGACGGAAACCTTCTCGCTGGAAAGCTTCTTTGTCGAACTGTTGTGACTCTCGCTTGTACCAAGGAGCAAATGTATCGAACGCTTGGAACGTAGGCTTAATTTCAACAAAGTTAAACTTGTCTCGCCAATTGGTTCCTGCGTTGACCCCTAGAATATCTTCTTTCTCGATAACGTTGCATTTGATGTCATTGAAGTAAGACTTAAAGTCATCACTACTCAACCCAGCATTTTTATTCACTGAGAATGGTTTCATTCGATTGTAGAGCGCTAGCCTAGGGCCAGCTGTATCCCACTTCAATTCGCAAAACATCTCATTCAGAGCAGGGTTACTATTCTCAATAAGGATTTGCCAGAATGTATGTTGACCTTGCAGAGAGAAGGGATCTAAGAAACCTTCTGCTACATCATCATTGCTATAAGAGTCGTAGCCAGTGAGACGACCAGTATATAGAGTCATAGACTCATTGATCTTGTCTGAAGTTCCAATACCATTAGGGTTTACGAATTGAAAGAAGTTCACCATGTCTTTTGGCATAGCAAAATCATAGACAGCATTAGCGAGACGATTAATCTCGTCGCCTTGTTCACTGAGTCCCCTAAGACCGTTACCAAATAACTTAATAAGCGAAAGTAAGTTATCCTTAACGCTGTAACTGTTAGGAGTTCCACGTTCACCGAACAAGATACGTCTGATAGCGATAGCTACACCGTTACCCTGCGTGAGAGGCTCATTCTCTCCAGCGATATTGTTATCGATGTAAATGATGTTGTTGAATATATAACCCCAGTCTGTGCCAGTAACTACATAGTTCGTTTTTCTAGTCCCGTCTCCATCGACAGATACATCAACTCGAACGGATTCAATCTTACCAACCATCTTCACTTTTTTAGGATCTGCTTTGGTGAAGTCTGCTTTAGTGAGAGCGTGGTTAGACATAAGGATTGTGCACCAACTACCTGGGGTCAATAGAGATACCCAGTTCTTAGTTGGCGCTAATGAGAACTCAAAGCTTCCTTGCGGATTATTCTTTGCTTTAGTTGTTTTGATAGAAGTGAGAGAAATAGTACTTACGACTACTCTATCGACTTCATTTGGGTCAGTGGCTGGACTGGAACCAAAGCGTTCATCGTAGTTCCATATAACTACCGCAGCGTGCGGGGTTCTAATATTAGCCATTTGTTACCTTTTCTTCAAACCATCAACGTGCTTCATAAGATTCTCAGGAAGCTTTGGTTGGGTCGTCGTTTGGTTAGCCGCCAACTTTTCAACTATTCTACCGAACTCCGTTACACCATTAGAGAATGTTCCGGCTGCACTCTTAAAGTCTTTAGCTGCTTCAGCTGCTGCGCCACGGAACTCATCCGCAGTATTGTCATTAAGCTTACCACCAAGACCTTCAGTGGCTTTACGAATAGACTCTAGAGCTTTCGTTACGCCGCCAAGTTCGTCTGCAGCAAGACGCGCTTGCTTAGAGACTTCTTTAAACTTAGCAGTAGCAAGATCATCCATTGCTTGACCAACTGGACCAGTTGCGCCAGCCATTGCTCCAGCAGCTTTACCCGCACCTGCAGAAGTGTCTCCTGGCATTCCACCAGAAAGAGATTCTTGAACACTAAGCTTACCATTAGGACTCAAGCGGAGCGAAGCGCCGTATTGGTCGAGTAGTTTCTTGTTCTCTGGTTTACGAAGTTCTTCCATGTCCATATCGCCAGACATGAGTTTTTCATAACCAGGAAGATTTTGGTCAACACCAGCAGTTACTGTGTTTTGACGCAATACAGATTTAGATCGTTCCTTGATGCCAGCTTCAAGCTTATCAAACTTAACTGTTCTGTTACCATTAGGACCAATCTCTGTGAGTTCGCCAAGACCAGCAGATTCAGAGAGATCTAAGGCAAACTTATTCTCTGCTTTAATTCTGTCTTCGCCATTCAAGCTCTTAATGCGCTTAGATTCTTGAAGCATGGCACCAGCTGTGGTGTTATCCATGTTCTTAAGAGCCATAGCAGAAATATCGCTGACGCCAGCTTTGTTTGCAATGGAGGCAGTACCAACCATATCTGCAAAGTTATTGCCAATACCAGAGTTAATAGAATCCAATGTTTGTGCAGCAGTGGCAGCACGATTGATAGCAGATTCTTTATTAGGATTATCTTGGTTCACTAGTCCAGCAAGAATACCAGAAGCACTCTTCGTGGTATCGAGCATACCCATTTGAGCACCTTGGCTTTGACTTACCATGGCAGCAGTATTTTCAACCATCATATTTAAAGCTTTAGAGCTATCTAGTGATTTAGAGAATGCAGCTTCCATCACAGAGCTAAGGTTAGCTTGCGGATTGTTTCCACCAGCCGCGGCAAGAGTAGACATACGACCAATGTTGGTAGCCATATCGCCATTACCAGAGCGTTCTAAGTTACGAGCAGCAAAGATTTGTTGTGTATCAAAGCGTGAACCTTGAGCTGCAGCTCCAGTGGATGCTAGATCTGCGAATTGATCTGTTCCAATACGAGAATCTTCAAGTTTCTGCAGAGTCCCTTCGTTGGCAAACTGTTGGCGAATATTTACGCCAGCACTTCCACCAGCTGCATTAGCAGCTCCGCGCATACCCATTGAATAGTTGTAAAGATTCTGACGCATAGCACCAGTAACTTTGACACGCTCACGATCCAAGGATAAATCCATCTGTTGACCAGAAAGATTCAAACTAGATCCTGTTACGTCACGGTAGAGGTCGGCACCTGCGATAGCAGCTTGAGAAGCGCCAGCAACAGTTTGACCAACGCCTTGCATTAGTTCTCCACCGCCAGTGAAACCAGCAGTGAATCCTACGTTCTTAGCAGCGTTGACAGTTTGCAGTCCACCAGCCGCAGCGTTAGCTACACCAGTAGTTGCATTAATGCCCTGAGCGATTTGACCGTATTTCTTAAGTGATTGACCCTCTGCTTCAGCACGTTTAAAAGTATCGCTGTTAAGCAGGGTGAGTTCGGTCATGTTACCGCCAATAGCGGCATTACGCGATTCAAAGGCTTGATTTGCTTGTTGCGCAAAACCTGTTTGGTTTTGCTTTAGTTGCATGGTTTGTTGAACGCCAATTTGCATGAATGCTTGACCAATAGGAGACAAGATGCCACCCACTTGACCGAGCATGCTGATAGCATTCTTATTATTTCCACCGCCAGCTGCAGCTAAAGCTTCTTGAGTCTTACCAAGATTTTCAGCTGCACCAGCAGCTTTATCCTGCAGCTCTTCCATTGCCTCTTTAGTCTTGGCAGTGCCATCAGAGAGTTCTTTAAGAACTTTAACGAGCTCTTGTGCATGTTGCGCTTCTTGTCGTTTTAATTCACCGACGTTTAGAGCACCAAGTCCAGTTCCATTAGCGCGGTCTTGTTCTGCCTGACGCACACCAAGAAGAGCTTCTGCTTTTTGACCTTGCTTAAATAGTTCATTAGTTTGGCTTTGAGTATCTTGGCCAATCGCGCGTTTCTTTTGTTCGGCTGCAGCGATAGCAGAGAGTTCTTGAACTCGTTCCGCTCGCTGACCATATACTTCTTTTAGTTCTGCTTGTGCTTTAGGATTAGGGCGACCTTCTTGATCGTAGAGTCGACTAGCAATCTGAGAAGCTTTCTTTTCAAGTCCACCGATGTCAGCACTAACAGCTGCGCGCTTCTCACCAATTTGACGAGAAGACATTCCCATCATTCCCATACCCGCAAGCTGGGAATCATCATTGGACATCAAATCGCTAACTTGACCATTGATAGAACGCTTAGAGAATTCACGTTCAATTGCGTTCTGTGTTTCCTGCTCTGCGCGATCTACGCGAGAGTCACGACGTACACGAATACGGTTACCAAGGCGATTAATAGTCTCTCGGTCTTGCTTAAGTGCTCCAGTAACAATGCTACTAGCACCGACTACTGGATTCTCTGCAATGAGACCTTCGAGTTCTTTTTTACGTTCAGCAGCAGTAGCAATACGTTGACGTTCAGAGCGATCTTCTGCAGATCGATGAGCAGAACGACGACCAATACGTTCAATAGCAGAAAAGCCGTCATCCACTATTTGGTTGACAGCTGAACTCTTACTCTTATTGATATCGTCGTTATCAGCCATTAATCGTCTTCCTCAAAGCTAGTGCTTATATCTTCACCAAAGTCTTCGCCAAAGGCCGATTTAGCGGCGCGAAGCTGATCTTCCATCCAGGCAATATTTTCTGGATCTTGAGTAGGGTTCTGAGCATTTTCTGCTTGAGCCTTCATGGCTTCTAGCTCTTTGCGCTCTTCTTCTTCAGCCCAATCAAGGACAGCCTTCTCTTTATCTTCTTCAATTTTATCACTATCTTTGCTTGACCGCTCATCTTCGGCTATGCGACGCTCGATCTTGTCATAGAACTCATATATAAGTTCTTCTGTGGTGTAGGAAAGGAGAATAGGATCTTTGAGTGGTCGGTTGTATGTACGCGACCACCAAGATTGGAGGAATAGTAGGAGTTGTTCTTCGGAGTCGAGTTCTGCCCTCGCATTGAAGGCAGCGATAGCCCTTATTGCGTCAACGGTGCTGATGTCGCTTCGAGAGCCTTCTTTCCCTTTTCCTTCAGTTTCTCGCGCCATGTATTTTCGGCCTCTTGAGTCTTATTGTAGATGGCCATGATGACGTCTTCATCTTCAAGAGAGAATCCGCCAACACTTTGCTTCCACCACTCAGGTGCATCGACAATTTTAACTCGTAAGTTAGCGAGTACAGTGGCGTAGCCCATTAGGCCATCAGTAGGTGCAGCATAGTTACCAAGTAGACGAGTCTTTTCCAACTCTAGGGCATGGCGCTGCATGATATTGAGAGTGCAACGAACGGTAAAGCGACCTTCGTACTCAGTGCCAGATTCTGCACCAGTCATTTTAAGATCGAATACTGCTTGATTGTGTGGAATGTCCATTTAAGCTCCTTGGGTAGATGAGTCGATTATACCCAGGAGAAGCTTACACGAATGGATTTGGGATTTTCTTGATAACGCTGTCAATGAGGTTACCAGTCTTACTTCCAGAAGAGCCAATTGGTCCTGGAGGCATTGCCTGGTTGACATCGCTAGGGAGTTCTGGTTTACGTTCATCAACGAAGCCAATAGCTTTCCAAGTGAGGGTCACGTTGGCTAGCTGATCAACTCTAATTTCTTCAGAGCGAGAAGTGATTACTACTTTACCAGCAGCAAACAAGACTTGATCTGTCTGTGAGTCACGTACTTCTAAGGTGATGTATTTATTGAAGAGAAATGTGAGGACATCGCTCTGCCACATCTTAGTGCCGGCACTAATGCCAGGAATATGTAGAGCAGAAATGGTACCTTCCACTGTAATCCTGCGTGGAGCAAGTTCCGCTGGCATGTAGTCATCGATGGTGTTGATTTCAGTGTGGTCCGTGACAATGCGCCACGAGATACCAAAGGCAAACCCAATAAGTTCACCATTGACTTTAAGAAGACAACGAGCTCCTGAGGCATACTTGGCAGTAGGCTTAGTAGAGATAATGCCGCTAACATTGCTAGCCACGTTATCAACTAATGATTGTCCAATTGCGGGACGATTGTTAAAGCCAGCCATTATATTTCCACTCTACTAAAAGAATAACCGCCAGTTTTCTTTATCGTTCCATTGAGAACCATGGAAATACCAGTTCGCTGCAGACCTAATTCTTCTGCTGCAGACTTAATAGATTCAAAGGTTTTGTTTATTTCGGGGCAATAAATGGACTTAAAGCACTTAGGTATTGATTTACCTTTTTTAGTGTTTGCCATTTTACGGTAACTTTCTGGATTTCTTTCTTTGGCGACTTTTTTCATAGCAACACTAATTTTTTCTTTAATTTCTGCACTATGAGTCATATCTATTAAAGAAAGACTATCTGAAATTTTTCGTTTAGTTTCTTCTGAATGAGAAAAGCCGGCTCTAGAATCATTTGGTGATTTTTGATTGTAGCCAAAGTCTCTTTCATAGGACTTAAGGTCGCTTATGTGTTGAGTTTCTTTTGTAATCAATTCTTCAATCTTGCATTGTTCTATTATGCAAAAACAAAAAGCTGATTCACCGTACGCATTCCAAGCACCTTGAAGATGACTATTGGGGTGTGAATTTTTTCTCAATTTGTTTATGTGACTAGTTTTTCTTTTTTGAAAATCTTTCGTCGAGCCAATGTAGACTTTACTGTTTTTGGTATTAAGGATTTTATATATACCAATGATTTTATTATTTAATTTCATGTAAAATGCTGCCCCTTTCCGCTAAAATCAGCGACAAAAGAGTCACCATCTAGATATAGTGCAACGAACTCAAATCTTTCTACCGCTACACCTTTCTTAGAAAGGGAGAAATCAGCTTTAGTGATACGACAGTTACGAATATTCGCAACACCGAATGAATCTTGGTTTTCCACCTTTTGATAAACTTGAATATCAAAGGTTGTTCCATTACCAAGTTTAGAGGGATCTAGATTTTCATTAGCACGACCATCGTCGCCGATGCCGTTTCTAGCTAAGAAACCTTTTGCCGTAGGAGTCCAGGTTCCGCCCCAGTTACCTACACCGTTACCGTTCTTGTTAACACCTTGTGGAGCATTAGCAGTTACAGAAACATCCTTAGCATAACGAATAACAGTGAAACTACCAGTGACCATATAGCCAAGTGGTTCCACAGAGGTTCCTTCATACATTCCAAGAATCTTAGGAGTTTGATGGTTGACAATCACTGAATAAGAAAGTTCAGTACAGAATGCCAGGGTCTTCCCGTTGAGGATGACCTTAGCGTTTGCGCCAGTTATGAAAAATGGCTGAACACCTGACATTCGGTACCTACCTTACTTAAATTAGCTCAAGTCTTCGTCGCCAGAACCGCTAGCACTGAAGCTATCGTCACCAGCAAGAATACCAACGAAAGAGAGGCGATCAACTAGGATACCGCGCTTGTTGATACCAGCAGACTTACGTGTAAAACGGCAGTCTTTGATATTGATCACTTCGATAGAAAGACCAGCATCAAGTTTTTGGAACACAGAGAGGTCCCAAGTTTGAGAAGCCAATAGGTTACCTGGGTTGATATGGTCAGAAGCGTTTCCACCAGTGGTGAAATCAACTTTACCAAGACCGTTACCACCAACAGCAGCAGAAGGCATGTTCTGCGCTTTTGCTTCACTTGTGTAGCGAACTACACTGAGCTCACCAGCGACCGAGTAGTTAACTGGTTCGTTAGTGACCGCTTCATAGCGACCCATTGTTTCGATAGGAACAGTATCAACAACTACTTGATACGACACGTCAGCAGCGTAAGCAAAAGTCTTACCGCCAACTTTGATTTTTGCGTTTGCACCTGTTACAAACGCTGGTTTTTTACCAGACATCTTTTCTCCTCTCGCTAGTTCGGTTCTAGCTTACCGTGAATTTAATAAGTGGACCAACTAGTCCGCTTAGTTTAAGTATACCTGATTTTAACTTAGATTTTTTTGTATCCGCCAGCTGGGGGCGGATTGTGGGCTGAAGACAACTTGAAGAAGTCTAGTAATCAGAAACCGTGAATTTTCTTACTTTTATCTATCGCAGACTTTAATGATTCACCAGCAAGAGTTTTGTCTATATTAACTTGGTGAGGTTGAACTAAAACTTCATGTTCGCCCCATTTTTCATGATCTTGGTCCTTAAGAACTGGCGCAAGATATGAGTGAATATGTTGTTCTGGGATCCATCCATGTAGAACTTTAAACGGATTCTTGCTGCCTTCTTGTTGTGTGTCTGCCCAATAGTGAGAAAATGGTTCAGCGGCGGTCCACGAAGTAGGTTTACTTAGATGAGATTCATCGTTCTCAGGTGCTGCTCTGTATAACTTGAATTCTCTTTCTTTAGTCTTTGGATTCATACGAGTGACGGCATTTTCCGTTAATTCACTCATCATGCGACTTTTCAAATTACCTTCAGCAGCAGGAACTGCCTTGAGATGCTTTGGCAGGCCTGTTTCAGCCCACTGACCAACGGACTTAATATGCTTGGAATTCCAGTTCTTTTCCAAAGCCCATTGTCCATTGTCGGCTATTGTGATTTTTTCCATACTCTCTATGACTCACTTAATCATTTAAAAAGAAAAAGGTGGATAAGAAGATTGTACCTCTTATTCACCTTAGAACTACCTAGAAATTAAGCTGCAGAAGTCGCGCGTTGAAGCTTGATGTCTGCGAGGACGAAATCGATACCTTCGACCAACTTACATACAACCGATACGTTCACGGTGTTACCGTTGATTTGAACTACGAGTTGTTTGTAGCCGTTCTTAGCATCTTCAGTGCTAACCGTGATGCCTTGAGCCAAGTAGGTTCCAAGGATCGAGTCACAGGTAGACTTGATTTCAGCTGCAGTTACAGTGTTCTTCAAACCAACATAGATGTTCTCAAGTTGGTTACGGAAGTCATAAGCGATAACATCAGCTGCGTAAAGAACGTGACCGCGGTTATAAACCCAGTTAGCATCCTTACCGTAAGTAGTGTTATCTACAACCAAGCGGTAGCCGCCAGTTTGTGGAGCTTCCCAGAAGCTGATACCGGACTTGATCGCGTCATCATACTGAAGATCTGGATCGAAGTCGATTACGATGTTTTGTTCAGCTACAGACATTGCTTGACCCGTTTGACGGATACCAGCCATGTTCATGTATTTGAAAGTCATTGGCAAGCCGATTGGCGAACCGCCGCGTGCACCAGCGAGCATACAAGCTGCAGCCCATGGTTGGAACCACTTGATAACATTGTCGCTATCAGCTTGACGTACGTCTTGGATTGCAAGTTGAATACGTGCATCAGCAAGAGACATAGCTTTTGCTTTACAAGCAGCGTATGAACCTTTCAATGACAAGTATCCTTGACGCTCAGACTTACGTTTAGTGGTTGCCATCAAGCTCAAGTGAGTTTTCACTGCTTGGTGGATACCATCGATTGTGTAAGTAGAAGCAGACTCAGTGAGTCCATCAGTAATATCAGCCGTTGCATCACGAGAGAAGAGTGGAACGATAGAGTTCACACGGAATTTCTCAAACTTGTTAAGAGCTACTGCCATTTCCGCAGTAAGTGAAGCACCTTTAGCACCACCAGCAAGACCAACTTCTGCGATAGCTACTGGAAGACCAGTGACTGCAGGAGTTTCAAGGCTAGCGATCGAAGAGTTCGCAAAGAAGTCTCGAACTTGGTATGCATCCATCGGGATCGTCAAAGCTGGCGAAGCGTCAGCAGCAGCGATATTATCGATAACACTTGGGTTCAAGCGACCATCTGTGCCAGCTGGAACGCTTGCGGTCCAGTTAGGAAGCAAGTCGATTGCAGAAGCAAGATCGGTAAGAGTTGTGAATTCGCTCTTGTTAAGAACAACAGTAGTTGCGTCCTCAACGAGAGTAACTTGAGTAGCACTCACTGCGACAGTAGTAACAGTAGCTGTACCGTTAGTGTTTTCGATAGTGATAGCACCAACGCCACCAACAGTAGCGGATTCAACCAAGAGGTCGCGCTTCTGAGAGAGGACGATAGTGCGGGTTGCACCAGAACCAGTGATCGACAAGGTAATGCGATTACCGCCTACACCCCATTCGCGTGCGCGAACAGTACCGTAAGAAGAAGCAAGTGCGAGACTGGCTCGAACCGAAGCATTCGTCTTATAGATGTAAACTGCTTGTGCTCCACCAGGGATTGCACCATCTGCGCCAGGAGCGAAGAGGAAGTTACAAGCATCAACGATTGGACCTTTGCCGTATTTGGCTTTGATCTCTGGAAGTTGTTCTGGGCTGAACACGTTGTTAGCGATATTGACTTCGCTAGCACCTGGGGCACCAGCATCGGATTCGCCGAAGATCGCGATGAGACCAGTAGGACTGAGTGGGAAGCCACCGCCTAGGTCGATAGAAGTCTTGGAATATGCACCGGGCTTATAGATAGTGCTTCCATTGAAACTTACGTTAATTGCCATGGTTTCTCCTGAATCAGGTTGTTAACATTTCGATTATAACATGGAGCCTTAGCTAGATTAACCTAGCTCAACCCCGTACTTTTTTAGAGCTGCATCAAAGGTTTCCATGGTTTCTTTAACCTTTAGACCTTGGCCTCTGAAGTCTGCCTTGAGGATTTCTTTGTGGTGATGCTTAGGGATCTTAGGTCCACGGATAGCATGCCAGATTTCGAAGTCCATCAACTCAGGTTGCTCTACTTGAGATTCTTGTTTCCACTTACTCATATAAGCTCCTTAAATAATAACCTATCGACTTAGTTAGTCTTCTTCGTCGTAGTCGGGTTCATTGTCACCTACGGTTGGCAACGAGATCAAGACATCATCGTCTTCTTCGTCGTCACTGTCCGCCCACAAACCATGGTTTGCGGTATTGTCGATATCCGCTGGATCAACGTCCAGAGAGTAAGCGATACTTGAAGCCTCTGGCAATCCAGTAGCTGGATCCAAGTTTACATCTTCGACTTCAAGAGCAGCTTGACCGCCAAGGAAGTTTTGTGTAATGCATTTTAAGCGGACCCAACGAGTCCAGATATTGTCGCCCATCTCAGTGGGTTCGCGGTTATAGTCTGAAGCACTAAAGGTCGACAATTGTAGACCAAGACGCTCAGATTGTAACTTCCTGCGATAGAGACACCAGACGCAAATATAGTATAGCCAAAGGATGTGGTCACCAGACTTGTTAGCATGGATACCAATGTCAATATTCACATTGAGGACACCAGTGAGAAGCTCACCATCCATGTCATCCATAGCGATGTCGCCCAAAGCAGCCTTGTCGATATCTTCGCTTTCAACTGCTAGGCGTATACTGTAAGCCGGCACTCGAGTAACGTTGAACGACCAAGCTTGAACTACCGGAATCTTAGTGGTAGTGAACCAGGTCCAGATTTCATCGCGATAAGCTTGACCGTAGTTTTTGGTGAGTTCACCGCAAGTGTACTGACCAAAGAGATCTTCAAACATAGGACGGTTATTGCGCAGTTCCCTAATCCCGTCTTGCAGGACTTGTTGGACTACAATCTCACTCATTACGAATCCCATTTATTTTGCTCCCTTGCTTATATTATCGGCAGCCCATTTGGGACCTAAATTAGAATAATGACAAGCATTTTTTAATTCTACTGGATTTGAGAGATCAAAATTAGCTAATGCTTTAATATGATCTATATGCCATCCATCTCTTGACCAATTATCCCAAGTCATACCTGGTTCAAACTTTGATTGAATGTACAACTTAAGTTCTTCTATTGAACAGCCTAAGTTATCCACGGCAGAGCCACCCTTAAAACCACGAATGATAGCCTGATTAAGTCTAGCCCTTAATACGCATCTTAGTTTGTAGTTCACATCTGTGCTATAACGTTCAGCATGTCGTCTTCTTGCTGCTTCTGGCTTACTTCTTTTGCGTTTGTTGTATTTGTCTATGTCTCTAGCTAGATACAATGCCTTGTTGTTGCACTTAGGAGAACAATAGCGCGTCGTATCTTTGAAGGATGTAAAGCTCGCATTGCAGACTTCGCATTGCTTTTCTCTAGCAGTACCAACTGCCATTAGAAATCTCCTTTGTAAGCTCGGCTCTCAATTTGATCCATGAGCTCTTTAGCTTCCTGATGAAGCTTATACTTAATATCCTGGTTGATTCTTAGCATATCACTAGTAAAGTCTCTTTCGAAACCTGGGTGCATGAAAGTAGAAGGATCTTGCTTGTCAGTTATGGTGGTGAACTGTTGTTTCTTGCTAGGATTACTAAGCTTCGCAGAAGCAAGTCTCGCCTGTAAAGAAGCTTGTTGCTCTCGTGAGAGGGCCTTAGCAGCATCAGCACTAGATAGTGCAAATGGATTCGGCTTTCCGCTTTCCCCGCCAATTGGAACCACCTTATATCTTGTTCCGTCTTTGGCTGTCTTTGCATTTTTAAGCAAGCCAGGACGCATTGAGAATGGTTGGACAGAGAAGTCAGTCTTGCCTGAGTCCGTAGTGATCTGGCCAGTGCGAGCATCCGACCTGAGCTCAGCTAAGAACTCACCTGACTGCTTAGCGACACCCAAACCCTTTGCTTCATCAAGACCTTCGTTTAACACTTGGTCTAATATCAAAGCAAATTTACTATTGAACTCTTGGACGCACTTTTCGATTGTGAGATCGTCAACGTCCAAGTCTCTTAGTCTAATCTTGAAGCGGAATATTTCGAGATTGAAATTATCTAACATCTGAAGCGCTTGCCTTGATTACTTTGGCGCGCATATCAGTGAGAAAATTCTCTTTTTCGAGTGAGGTCCAATCTTGAGAGAACGTGATGCGGATCTTGCCATTAGGTGAGATCTCGATCTGCGGTCTAGGAAGATAAGGATACCCATCGTCATGTACGCGGGCAGGGTTAGCAGGGTTAGAGGAGTAGGCTTCAACTGTTTGCGGAACCTTCTCAGCTTCTTCAACTTTAGATTGCAATTCACGTAGTTTCGCTTCAAGGTCATCTAGCTCTTTGCCAGCAGCTTGAGCCAACTCATTGTGCTTACCAACTACGTCATGGATAGTGCCTTCCATGCGATCGAATAGCTTCATCATACGGGCTTCGATTTGTTGTAAATCAACCGCAACTCCACCACGCATCTGCTCACGGATGGTTTCCATCTCATGGTAGATATTGCCGATGTTATGTCGACGATAGTTTTCCATAAGATTGTTGACGCCACCTTCGATAGCATCATCTGGAATCTCATGGTCTTCAAGGAACTGCTCGTCCTCAGGAAGATACCATTCGAATACGCTCATAAGAGCTGCGGTAACTTCTGGAAGAGACTTATTGGTAAACTGATAAACTACTTTGTGTCCGTCAGAGACACGACCAGAGTAGACATCGTTCATGTGCTTACGAATAGAGATAGTGTTGGTATCAAGCGTGAACTCTTTAAAGCTCTCGTCGCCCATCTCAGCAACTTCTTCCTTGATACGACGGAACAAACCGTTACCGACGATCTTGAGAGCATCACCATGAGTGAGTTCGAATACAGCGTCACCACGTTGGCGAACGATGTTCTTCTCAAGGTTCTCCAGGGCAACCATTCCCTTAAGGGATTTGCCAAGCTTAGTGGCGATAGCAGCTTTGAGGCCACCAACGCAGACATCACGCATCTTGCCCCAGTCGATATCTTGTGGCTCGACCCACTTACAGTTCTTAAGCTCATCGCTTCCTGTAAGTTTGCCGCGGACTTGATCTACTAGGAATGTTTGAGAGTCATTGCCGTTCTCGTGGCTACGGTGTACCTTGATGAGCGACACTGCTTCAAGACCGGTTTCTTCTTTGAGCTCACGATAAGCAGCTTGTTCAAAGCTCTCACCCGGCTCAACGTGTCCACCAGGACAGCCGATAACACCAGAGTCATGACTACCCAATAGAATACGACCTTGGGCGTCCATGACTACTAGTCCGACGCCTTGGCCTTTATAGAAATCTTCCAATGCTTTATGTAGCTTATGCTTCTTACGCTCTTTGCGAGCTTCTTTAACTTTTTCTTTAGCGGCTTCGTGATGCTTCTCGCCCCACGTACCGCCTCTATCTTCGCCATGTTGATCTGGTGCGTCTTTGCCTGGATCGGTGTATTTGGCAGCAACAGATTTTGGAGGACGACCACGTCCACCACTATCTCCACCTTTACCGTGAAGAATGGCTTGCATCATCCTGTATTGCTTGCGACTTACAGCTTGTGGCATATTTGTCCTAACTCCCTATAACCTAACCTATTATAACTGAACGCTTAGGTTAGATGCCGCTGATCTTCTCAGCTGGGTTTACTAAGAAATCTCGTTTAACGAGGACTTGCTGAGGAAGGCGTCTAGCGACTTTAGTGCCGCCTACTCCGGTCAGCTCTTGAGTGATTCTGAGTTCATGCATAGTTTGCATGACCACATATTCTGGATTGGCGAAGTAGCTCCAAACGATCACTTCACCGCGTTCATCTACGTTATCATACCCAGGTTCACGACCAGCGATCCATACAATTCCGCCGTCCGTGTCAAGAGTAAAGTCAACGTCACGAACATAGTACTTTTGAACGCCGGCTACAACAGAGGAAGCGAAGTCAACATTGCGTACTGGGTAACGAAGGAATTGTTTGTTGCCTACGCGAGGTTCGTATTCTTTGAGTTCCCACATGCGGACAGTGAAGTCCGGAATAATGAGACGATCGTAGGTATTGAAGTCTGCTTGAGTGCCGTCACCGTACTCAGCTGGCAAAGTAACCATAGCTTGACCGATCTCCCAGATGCCGTGCATCTCGAAGGTCTTCTGCATAGAGTTACTATAGAAGGTGCCCCAGATCTCTTTCTCACCATACATCATGATTCCTGAGTCATTGCAGAATGCACACTCAGGGGCATGAACGTTTGTGTCGATGGATTTTACGTTAGGGCAAGGAACTGCTCGTTTGTGAACGAAGCGGACACCGCGGTTCTGGAGTAGCTGATCAAATGAGACTCCACGAATGCTTGGGTCCTGCAGGTACCCTGGCATCGGCGACGGTGTAGTCGTCGGAGCATTAGGATAAGGCTGGGTTGGTTTGTCCATTGGCATCGTTGAGTCCTCCTAGGTTGATTATACCTTTGGAACGACTCAATACCTGCAGGCCCTTTTATCCATTGATGGATGATTCTGTATAATATACCCATGGGGAAATCGAATCATGGACGAAGTCGAAATATTAGAGAAGATAATTGCAGAGAATGGAAACTGCGATTGGATCATCAAGATGAAGTCCAACATCTGTGAGAGCTGTCCCCTAAGTCGCCTTAAGCAGAGAGATGGTCGATACATTAGTTGTGTTGAAGCTCTCGGCGCCGATCGTTTACCTCAGGACGAAGTAGACGCGAAATACAAGGAAGTTGCTCAAAAGCTTCTTTTAGATCTAACGATAGAGAAGGTCCTAAAAGATGACTGATGAAGACAGAAAAATCCTGGAACAGATAGTAGAACGTAATGGAAGATGCTTGGATGCAAAGAGATGTACCAAATGTCCCTTTCGTGCTAGTTGTCTACCAGACTTCCTAGAACCATCTCCTCCATCTGCTGCGCACCGCTTCCGTATCGCATTCGATGCTCTTGCTAACAGCATGCTCCTAGACGACCACGCAATTAATGAACAGGTAGAAGATTAATGGCCACAAAAATCACAACAGATCTTTACGAAAGAGATGCAGGCGATTATTTGTACTGGCAGTTCTATTGGTTCATGACAAAGCTATTAGGAATACGTGATGAATTGGAAAGAGGATAACGACGAGAAAGCTAAGCGCATAATCGAAGCACATCCACTCAACGAGCTCTACTGGTTACTTGGCCGCTTCTGTGGCCCTAACAACCGAATCATCTGTCAAGCCAAGTTCGGCTGCATCCTCCCAGAAAAAATGGTGTACGAAGAAATACAAACCCGAGAGACAGAAAAGTTCCTCTTAGGAGTTGACTGACGGGTCAATGCCTGTTATTATAGAGATAGTCCCACTTAACCCACATTGAGGTGGCTTATGGAACATGATGAACTATCTCGCGCTCAAGTATTAGACATCTACTATTACATCGAGCTTAAATTTTTTGTAGCGAAGTTGATTTATGAATCTGAAGGATCTGAGTACGACAGCGACGATGCTTGATGTTGTAGGAAAGTATCAATCGAAGGTGGACTTGCTTCAGCTGTTACAGAAGCTGAATCTTAAGAGTGCTGACGGCGGAGCTTATCTTCTAGCTATGTATTCATTCGCGACGAGTTAATCCCACTCATCTTTATTTTCCTTATGTTGCAGTAGCAACCGATACAGCACATACTTTAAATCGCTAGTAGCCTTTTGGCCATTAGCGATTTTCTCATTGAGCTCTTTAGTCATAGCGAATACCAAAGCAATACATCCGAGCGAAGCGATAAGCAACACTATGATGTTTTGGGTCATCGCACAGTCACCTTATTATTAATAACAATTAGTTTACGACGCAATTTGGCTTCTTCGGCGATTGGGTCGTATCCAAGAATTTGGTTCAAGAAATAGTAGAGGTTTAATTTGGATAAATTACCTGATTCCATTTTACACGTTCGCCCTTGTTAAGCTACGTGTAAGTTATACTTCAGTGCTATACAATGTTTTCCCGAAAGGGGCCCCGGGCCACCTAAGTTACCTAAGTCACATGAAGCTTGACATATACTCTACGATGAGGTGGTCATCCAATGCGGTCGACCAAACGCTCGCGTTTTTAATGACGTCTATCTTGATCAAGAACTTTACGAGCTTCCATGCTTCCTCGTTATCTGTTGATATGTAGAGACGAGTCATGCTGGAGACACTCCGAGTAGATACATGAAGCAGAACAAATCCAAGCGATAAGAGTTCGGGTGCTTATCGGGGTCACCGAGATACAAACTTGGAACCCACACATCGAAAGTATCAAAAAACCACACCAGCTCCGCTGGGTAGTTTTCACTTGATAATACTTTCTCGAGGCTACTCATAGTCCACTTTTAATTCCCAGTTTCTGCAGTAAGCTTTTAAGCGAGTACGAAGTTGCATAGGCGAAATAGTCACGCATGTGCTTTTCGAATGCAGCAAAATCAGAAGGTGTCGTAGTCATCGTCCCTCTCCATCATAGCGAGATAACTCTCGTAGCGATCCTTGGCACGGACAATAACATACATATCTCTACCTCTCAGTAAAGTTTCCACTAAGCCAAGCAGCTCAAACTTCTTGTTCATTCCGTAGATTTCTGTGGACATACGTACTAGTGAATCCATATGGTAATGCAAGCAACCCTAGCTTGCGTAACATGTGCTGCAGCCTTATTGTACTGCTGCGAGCGGGAAAGAAGTTCTTATTCAGCATACGCATCCAACCCAAGGAGGCTAAGGAGTGATAGCAAATCTGTGAGACACGGATCAGGGTGTATCCACGAGCTAGCGCAGAAGCAGCTGTAGCAATATCTGGTCAATGCTCACCTCCACCTATTTCCTGTGACAGCTTCGTGTACTCATCAATGATGACAGCGAGATGCTTGCTGTGTATGATCGTCGTCAACCTGCCGTTGAACCCGTCATTGACGCCAAGTCGCTTGAGTAGCTCTATGACGTTACATACGGCATCAGCATGATCGCGTATTCCCCATTCAAAGTCCAAACATGTCCCTCGCGTGAACTCCGTAAGTGAGCTTCATCATCTCTTGCATTGCCCTATGCCAAGCCACTCGTGAAGGAACAGGCATCTGTGAAGCACCCGCTATTCCGAGTTTTTCCAAGAGCGTAGCGAGTGGAAACAACACCTCGAGTTTATCATTGTGAGTCATACTGCAATCCTCTCGACATAGTCCTCGATGTACCCAACAGTGAAGCCCATGTAGGTGAAGTCGATGGCGGCGAGTTTGTGCAATACGGAGAATAGCGAGAGGATGCTCTCGTATTGTAGTTCTTCTAAGTAGTGAGGTGCACGCATGTTGTTTTCATTTCCCTTCGACTTTGCGGAGTTAGTCGAGACTCCATATGTGGTCTCTCACTTGAACGCTCTCGAGTACCTCTAAGTCATGAAGGAACTCAAGTAGTTTGAATGTCTTCATGTGTTCCTCTGGAACGTTCATGAGGTGTTTCCCTATTGCGCAGCGAACGTAGGTTTTTTCTTCGAATATATCCATAGTGTATGCCATTTTATTTCTTCCCTTCGTCGTGCGGAGTTCGACGGTTGTGCATGAGGATGTCGTTGAGTCGCATTGAGTACATCTGGATGGTGAAGACGTTGATGTTCTCATCGTCAATACCGATTCTTAGTTTATAAAGTAACGTTACTAGTGTGCGTACGTGGTGGTACATGTTGACCTATTGGGTTTCAAGGTGGCGGGCCACATTTAGTCGTTTGAGAAAAGCTATTAAACTTCGTGTCACTAGTTTGACACCGTGTTTTTTCTTTGTGACAGGACACCAATATTCGTAATGCATGTTTATCCCTCATCGCGCCGAGGATCGATGTGAATACCATAGTTGACGCGACATGATGACATGTAGCCTTTGAGGATGTGAGTGAGGCGGTCAGGTTGACCTAATAATATTCTTACTAAAAAATTTATATATTGCAGTTTATGAAAATCTTGATTTGACACGTGAAATCCAAGGTGGTGGGCCCATTTTAAGGACTGGTTGTTATTATACGAAAATGCTTATATACGCGGTAGGGACACCGAGGGCTCCCAAGCCGAAATAGGGGTTCCCTTGTAAGTTCAGGGTAGCGGGCCCACTTTTCCCGACTCTATATACTCCTGTAACCAACCACATCGGAGAAAACATGACTACAAAAGTTCTCAGCAAAAGCTTCTGGATCTCAGTCGGCGTTGTCACTCCTCTCCCTAAGAAGATCCTGACACCAACACGCATGGTCACTCAGGACGATCGCAAAACGAAATGAATGATTCTGAACCTAGATTGAAGTACGAAACAACACGACTCAATAACGAGTCACTTAGGAGTTACCACTATGATGAACCAAAAAGAAGCTGTTTACTCTGCAATCATGAATGTCTTGGCTGAACGCAATGTGGGCTTTGATGACGGTATGGATGTCAAACCTCTGATGACTAAGGACGTACGAGCTGAAGTGAGTGTTGTCCTAGTCGCTGGCTTCAAAGCTAAAGAGATTGAGCTGAAGGCTGTTAAGACTGATGAAGAACTCCCCTCGTATGTCAGCGGCTTGATCAGCAACTGGGTGAACAAAGACACACGACTGAACGGGAACACTAAGCATGTCGCTAAGAATCCTGGATCACGCTTCGGTGCTAACGATCCTCAACTGAAAGCACTACGAACTCTCCTCGCAACTCGAACCTCTGAGAGTGAGAAAGCTGAGATACAAGGATACATCGATGCACGAACGAATGAACTGAAAGCAAGTCAACCTAAGACGGTGACAATCAACATCGAAGATCTTCCAGCTGATCTTCAAGCTAAGTACGCTAAGTAATCAGACAGTTGATCGGGTGAGAGCTTCGGCTCTTGCCCGCTGACACTGCTACGCACCCTACCCTTATCCCGACTCTATATAGAGGTATACAACACAGGAGAATGATGATGATGAAATACTTACCAATCGCTCTGATCGCTCTCGCCTTTGTGGGATTCCTGACTCTAGTAGAGTATGCCGCATCACCGAAGGTTAAGGTCAAAGAGATCACTCTCAACTACATCCCGGTTCAAGTGGAGTACATACGCAAATGAAGATCAACTTATTCAATGTATGTCTTGGTGTGTCCTTCACTGTGATCGCTTATGTAGTCGGTGGTCTTCCTGCTCTGATCGGCGCTATCGTTGGTACGTGTATCTGCGCTTTCTTTATCCATGACAACTCTGACAGGAGAAGACGATGAAGACTATTGAACAAGACTTGATCCACTCTGGTATTCTTGCTGGTGGCGTTAAGAAGAACCTCGATGACGTCTTCGACGACGAAGATGAGTGGGATGGAATGACAGCAGACGATCTCCTCGATGATCCCGAAGATTACTTCGGTGATGAAGAAGATGAGGACTTCGATGTCCACCTTGAAGAAGACGACGACTTCGGTCTTGACTGACCGACTTCATGGATACTCCCTGTGTGACTCGGCCAGCTTGACCATACGGTTGGGCTGGCCATTTCACACTGACACTGCTACGCCACTACCTGCCATGTCCCGAACCTATATAAGTATGTAACAACACGGAGTGATTATGCACATCGATGACATGACAAGAGAACAACTCATTGAATTCTTAGTTGATCTTGGTTACGATGAAGCCGAAATGAAGACAATGAACGAGGACGAACTCCACCATATAGCCACTGAGGAACAACAATGACTCTCAAAGAAGAAGCTGTTGCCACTCAGAACTTGCTAGTCGCACTAGACGAAGTAGCAATGGAGCTTGGAGCTGATACTCAGCCGATTCGAACAAGAGTGGTATACATGTCGATCATCAGCGGTGCTTGGTATCTCATTGATGAGGACGCTTATGAAACTACCTGAAGTAATATGGCTCGACGACTCTTGGTATCCCACTCGTTCCCCTATAGGGATTCACATACTGAACCCCACTAAGGCTCAGCTCGCCGCTGTCATAGCCTTAGCAGCTCAGCGCAAACACCTGACTCTATATTGCTACAAGCACATCAAAGTTAAGTGAGGAGATAAGAATGTACATAGAAGTATGGGGCGATAACCGCTTACTAGGGACACTTTATCTTGACGATAGTGAAGACTCTGCAACATTCGACGGCATTAGTGATTGGTTATTAGCTAATCCATCTGTCAGCATCACCATTTGGTTCTAAGTCCCGACTCAGTTCAGTAGGCCTCACCGCCTACTGACACTGCTACGCCCAGAGCTATAAGCCCCGACATAGCTCAACCCATATCCCGAACCTATATAGACATATAACAAGGAGATCAGCATGCATAAGTTCACTGTCTTCATCGTAGTCGGAACTCAAGTAAACTCTCAGTTTATCACTACCGAACAGGTCAAAGATCTTCTAGTCCAGACCCCGAACATACTAATCATCAGAATTTCCAGTCAGCAATTAGCTATCCTGTCAGAAGAGGATGAAGTCCTATGGAAAGACATTCAGGAGAACTGATAAGCGTACAAAAGGCCCCTAGAACTTCTCACGGAGAGGAGAAGTGGATGAGCTTGAAGGCCCAATATAGAGTGGCAGAACTTAGTCGACTCTATAAGATTCTAAGTAAACTATTGGGTAAGCGACTTTAAGTGGGCGTCACTAAGGGCCCAGCTTGGGTTAAGGCTAGCCCAGTGATATCAGCAAGATACGTCTTGTCCCGATCCAATAATTCCTTGACCCTTGGTAGGCTATTAGCTGGTCTCCTGGTGCTGTTCCTGGTACTCCAGGAATGTCCTAGATGGGCATAGGGATATGTGGGCTTGGTAGTGTTATTGGTATGGGTAAGAGTGGGTGTTGTTGTATCCCCTAGGTAGGGATAGAAAGGATGGAAGTGGTGGTTAGTCTCTTCGACTTCTGTCCCTTTCCCTCTAGTAGTAAAGAAGAAGAGATGAGAGTTAGGCTTTGGGATTGGACCCATTCTTATACGCTCAACAATTGTAACTGTGGATGTGCGCATGATCTCTATGTTGCTGGACTTCTTCTGAAACTATTAGTGGGTAAGAAATGATTTATAAGAATGTCACTTACTCTGAGTTGAATACGTGGGGTTATAGGCTTCATCGTCTAGCTGGCAGAGATAAAGATTGTGGTGTGAATTGCGTTTGTTGCTATGTAATGGCTACTGTTCTATTTAGGTTATTAAAAGGTGTGTAAGTGATGAGAAGCCTACAGAGTTCTGAGGTTAAAGATGAGTTGCAGGGTTGGGTAGACAAGACCTGTAAACCTTGTAACCAAGGGCCTAGTAGGTTTGACCGCTGCTATTGCTATGTCGACTTTGCTATATTCATATACAAAGTTTTAACCAACAAAAAGGTCGTTGAGTAATATGCCGAACATATACGACTTCTATCCGAGTCAAGGCTCAAATCTTAAGAAGGACAGGATACGTAGGTATCTTGGCATTTGGGCGAATATGGATGAAAACTGCCAAGAATGTGTCCATAAGCAGATGGGGTTGTGCTCTGATTACTTTGCTGGACTCTTATTGCTTGTACTTACGGATGGGCGAGTCCCTAGGGATGACGGATGAACTCAGAGTTGAGACAGCACCTTTGGGAGTGGTATCTAGGGACTAGTGGCAATTGCTCAGGTATTCACTATAAGAACTGTCGATGCCGGTTAGCGTTTAAGCGACTCCTTCTTTTTCTCTTAAAGGACTGATATGCGTAAAGTTGGGGAAAGCAAAGATGTAGTGGAATGGCATGCTATTCACATGAATAGACTTAGTCGGTCTAATGGTGGATATAACAGCAATGAGCCCGATGCTATTACTTTCTTCGCTATACTTATCTTAAAGGTGGTTTATGGAGAAAAAGATGACTAGAGTCATTATGGTGAGGCCAGACACTATAGGGAATAACATAGCTGAGTGGAGTCGAGACTATAT